TGATGGCGCGTCCTTTCTCGATTTTCGCTTCCTGATACTTTCCGCTCGGAAAGACGATGCCGACGCTCGGAATATCTGCGGTAGAGGGGATGCTATATTCTCGGTTGATATGAAAGGTGGTGCTTTTTGTCTCGTCGTCATAGGTGGCTGTTGTTGCAATCTTTTTGCTGTCGAGGTAGACGCGATAGGGTTCACCACTAAGGTCTCCCGTGTTGTATGTGGTGAAGTTCATCTTCTCAAGACAGTGACGCCCTCCACGATTGAGAAAGACATACAAGGTACTGCCCGCAAAGAATGCACCAAAGACACGCCCACCGAATGTCCATCTGCTCCACGATGCTTGAACGCGCTGCTCGTTCATAAAGAGATATTTGTAGACGTAGATGGCTCTCTGGTCTCCCTTTGTGAGAATGAGCAGGATGTTCTCGTTGTCGTTCGCGGTGATCTGATAGACGCCGTTCGGGATGTAGTCAGGGACGTGACTGGTGATGTCTTGTGCGTTCTTCTCCTCGCTGACCTGTTGGACGCTGTAGTATTCTTTGATGCTGGTGTATTCACTGCGATCGGCAGCGAAGTAGAGGTTGCGTCCTGCCCGCACGGGGCGGCAGCTGGTGTTGCTCGTGAAGCCTGTCACCTCTACAAGCGCGGTGTTCTTCGGACTGAGGACGGTGTCTGCCCGCAGGACGAACTGGCTCTTATCCGAGAAGCAATACAGTTCCCCACCAAAGGGGATGGCGTAGCTGAGCAGGTTGACGCGCTCGGTCGTGGTGGAGACATCAATGGGGTCGGTGTCGAGGATATCGTTGGCGGTCGTCATCCAGAAGTTGAAGTATTCCGCGCTCTCAGAGCAGATGACGTTCTCCCCAGACAAAAAGACAAGACGATTCCGATGAAAGGCGATGTCGCTGATGGGGTAGCCAACAAAGGATGGGAGTGGATTGCTGTCCTCATCTCCTGCCTTACGGTCTTCCCACACGCATCGCTGAAAGACAAAGCTGCCATCGCTCTGACGCACAAGTTCATGAGGCATGGTGGCAGGGTCAAAGCCGAGGAGGATGTCAGGTTTCGCACATTCTTTCCATATTTTGTCTTCTGCGTTGTAGGAGACGTAGTAGCTCCCTGCTCCTGAACTGTTCGGGTCTCCTGCGATGCCGAGTGTGTAGCCGTCGGGGGCTGTGACGGGCAGAAGACTGAATTTCTGGGCTTTGCGGATGAAGCCAAACATTGCCTGATTGTTGAAGCCATCGGTGGTGGCAATACTACTGACGCCACGTATGCGCAGCCACGAGCTCCCAACGTCAACGGTATAGCCTTTGGCGCGGATTTGCTCGGCGAGTTTTCCTGCGATGAAGTCTACGTCGATCTGCTTGGTGTGGCTTTTATCTGAGCCGTCGGGGGTCTCATGACGTGCGACTTCACTTCCATCCACGGTGATGGTGTAGGTGCGCCCATACTGTCCCTGTTTGATATTGACGAGTGCCCCCTGTGTCAAAAAGGCATTCGGAGTTTTGTCGCCGCGCATTCGGACAGGGAGGCTTCTGTTGGTGATGAAGGTATGGTCGGCAACAGTGATGACACGCAGGGTGTCCTGCGGTGTGTCGGTCTTGATATAACCTTTGTCCTCACGGTAACTGACAGGGTATGTCTCCCCGTTGGTGTCAACGACAACGATCTCATCCCGATAGAAGTAGATGAAGTATTTTGTCCCCTCGTCGCGGTCAACAAAGTGGAGCAGCGGTGCGTCACTTTCGATGAGGGCGGGCATGAGGGAGCGTACAAATACGGTTGGGGGTCGCTTGACAAGTCCGTTCGCTTCGGTGGACAATCCGTTCTCCTGCACCGCCAGCTGTTCTGGGAGTCTGAGGATGGGGGCTTGCTGACTGATGCCCGAAACGAGGTTCTTGATGTTCTGGGATATGAGCATTAGCTTCTCTCCAATACGGGTGGGACGGCGGCGACTTGGAGCATATTGAGGCTGCCCATCTCCATGTCATACTGCACGATGTCCTGATAGGCGAGTGTAAGCCCCATCTGCAAGTCCTCGGAGATGGCGGCATCGCCGAAGTAGCGGGCATGAAAGTCCACGGCTGCCTTTGCAGTGACGTAGGTCTTGAAAGCGTCAGGGAGGTCGTCGTAGTCAATGCCCTCAACGATCTCTACGGTGATGGGTTTGTCAAATTCGTAGCTGCCGCGTGTCATGTCATAGAGCCATTCCCCACGCTTGACGTAGGTGCTTCCGTCAGTGCTGTGTAAGGAAATGATGGTTCTGTCCCAAGGGATGCGATGGTTGTCCATGCGTGGGCTGAGGGTGCGGGTGACTTTGTTGAAGTCCCACCCTTTGCGCTGGATGTCACGGCTGACGTTCGAGAGGATGCGCCTTGCGTTGACGACATCAATGTCCATGTCCTCCTCTAATGTGGTTACGGGGGCACTGCCAATGGCAGAGAGGATATGGTTGACTGCATCCAATTCTGTCTGTGTAACAAGCATAGTTCTCCTTTACAAAATGAAAAAGACAAAAAGGAAGGGGGAATACTCCCCTCCCCTCTTGCCGAATGAAGGATTGTGTCTTACTTCTTCTTGACGATGCCGAGGAAGGCACTTTCGGGGCGAAGCCCGCCCATACCGACTGCCATCTTGGCGATGATCTGGTCTGCCTGATACTCAGGGCGGCGTGCCTGTTCCATGGAGAGGTCACGGAGCTTCAAGACGCCCGCTGCGGTCTTGTGGCAGATGACGATGGGGCTCTTGTCTGCGTACGCCGCAGGGAATACGTGCCCGTCACCCTGGATGACGTTCGCGTTGTCGTCGCCGCCGCGCGTGATGTGCGGGCACTCGATGACATCAAAGCCCGCGAGGCGAATGACGTTGCCCTCAAGAATAGAGCCGCCCGCGCCGTAGTCACGGTTGAGGTACTCAAGTGCGGATGCAAGCGCAGAGTGGAACTCAGGCGTGAGGTAGGCGTAGCGATCTCCTGCGGGGACGTAGTTGTTCGCCATCTTTGCCTTTGCCTCAAGCAGGATGTCGTAGATGGCGTTGCCTGTGTCGCGGTTGATGCCCGCACCGCCTGTGATGGAGCGTTCGATGACGCCGCCCTTGCCGTTGCCCGCGACGTTCTCGGTGGTGTTGAGTGCCTCCTTGGCGCACTCGGCGAGAACGGATGCGTCATAGGAAAGTGCGAGGGCGTTGCCCAGCTCTGCCGAATACGGGCTGCGGAAGTCGTAGTGTGCGATGAACTCGTCGAGGTCGAAGATGAGGGTGTCTGCCGTGAGAAGTCCATCGAGGTGGATGACGCGCTCGGACTGCTGGATGTTCTCACGCTTGTCGTCAAGGCTCTCACCTGCCTTGAGGTAGTGCGCCTGAGTGCGACCGAAGACGGGGAACTGTGCGCTCTTGCCGCTGGAGATGCTGCGCTCAAGGACGTGTCCGTGGGTGACGGAGGACTTCTGGAATGCGGTGAGGACTTCGCCCGCGAATACTTTGAGTGCAAGGGCGAGCTTGTCGGCGTCGGTCGTTGCAACGCCATTCTTTGCCATAGGGTTTGCGATCTTTACATTTGCCATGTGGTTTTCTCCTTAAAAATAGACAAAAAAAAATAAGCCTTAGAACAGGCTGCTGTACTGAAGTTTGCGGTAGACTTCCTGCGTGAAGGCAGGGTCGGTCTGGTAACGGGGGTCGCTCATGTCCTTGGTCATCTCGGCGGTGGTCTGGTAGCCTGTGGGCGTTCCTGCACCCTGTGCTCCTGCCAAGACGCTCGGGTTCGATGTGCCATAGGCGGCGGTCATCTGCGCCTGTACTCCCGCAAGTGCGAGCTGAATCTGGGCGATGTTGCCTGTCTGGATGGCAGCGTTGAATCCGTCGATGACGTTCTGCGGCTGACTGCCGATGAACTGGATAAGCCGTGCGTAGTTCTCCTCCCCGCCCGCGAGGTTCTTGACCTCCTGCACGTAACGGTCGGCGAGTGCGTCAAGTCCTGCGAGGTAGGCATCGACGACGGCTTTCGGATAGCCCGCTTTCTCAAGGGCTGCAAGGCTCTCCGCGCTGAGTGCGCCGTCTTTGTCGTACTCGGCGGCAAGTGCGTCGAAGTCGATGCCGCTCTTGGAGAGCGCGTTCTTGACTTCCTGCTCTGCGCCCTGCTGCTTCTGAAAGTCTTGCTCAAGGGTCTCCTGTGGCTTCGCCTCGGGAGTGGGGGTGTCCTCAGGCTGCGCGGGGGGCTGCACCTCGGGGGTGAGGGGCACCTCGGGTTTTGTGGTGTCGACAATGACGCCTGTGTCCGTCTGGGTGACGGTGGCGTTTGGCATGTCGGGTGCGGGCGGTTGTCCGCTCTGCGGGTTCTGGTTGGTCTGCTGCGGCTGTGTGTCTGCCATAGTGTCTCCTTTCTTACTGTGCGCCCTGCATCATCTGCGGGGCGACCTGCTGTGCCATCTGCATCTGCGCCATCTGCATCTGTTCCTCCTCAACCTCCTGCGGGGTCTTGACGACGGAAGATGCATCAATCCCGAGTGCGGTTGCAATCTGGGAGAGGATTTCGGTCTGCTTGACGGCGGTCTGGAATGCCTCGGGGAATACCTGTGCGTAGCGGATGAAGGTGTCGAGCTTCGCCAGATCATGTCCTCTGCCCAGTGCCTCAATGCCTGTGGTGATCGTGGGTTCTACACCCTGTGCGCCTTGCGGCAGCGGTGGGATAGCCCCCATGCCTGTCATCTGGTTCATGAAGCGTCGGACAAGGGGAAGCTGAAGTTCCTGCGCAAGGATGCTGTAGATGTTACCTACGGTGTCCTCAAGCTCTCGGGCGACGTAGCGTATCTCCTCGGCTGTGACGCGCTCTGCATTACGTTGTACTGCGCTGTTGAGAAGGAAGGCGTACGAGAGGCGTGCCTCGATGTTTTGGATGGCGGTGGTGGTGATCTGTAGGTCGTTTGTCTTGTTGATCTGTAGGGGTTGTATGTCCTCCAAGCGTCCGCGCACAAATTCGCCTGGCTGTGCTTTTTGCAACTCACTGGGGCGCGTCATGGAGTTCGGCGCGACGATGAAGATGATGTTGCTCGCGATTGCCGCCACCTCTGCGACGGCTTTGCTGAGTGCCTCAAGGGATTTCAGATCGCCGATGTACTCATCGACAAAGCTGCGCCCGTAGGCTTCGCCGTCCATTTTGCGGAGGCGCAAGGGAATCCAAGGACTTGCGTCTTTCGGATAGCTCTGCTCGCTGCCCGCGATGATGTTGCCCTCGATCTCCTGATAGGAGAGGTAGGTGTCTCCCTCAAGGTATGTGTGGGTGTAGACATCATACTCTTTGTGAGGCTCGATGCTGTCGCCCTCGATGCAGTTCTGTGCCTCAGGTGGCATCGCACCATAGGCAAGGCTCTCCTTGGTGACAATCTCAATCGTGTTGCCAATTCCATCACGCGATAAGACGTAATGGTTGAGACGGTAGAGTTTCATGCCTCCTTCCTTCGGTGGCAGGAATAAGAGGACGTTGCCCGCAAGGATGAGCTGGGTCATGGCTTCGTTCATGGTGACGCGCATCTGGTGGCTCTCCATGTAGTTGGTGATTTGCCGCTCGATCTTACTAAGGGCTGCCTCCCATTCCTGTGTCACACTCGGGTCATCGCCCATTGCCGCGCGTACTTCGTCCCCCAAAGACAAACGAAAGAAGGGGGCGTTCGGCGGGAAGAGGGCGAGCATGAGTTTACTGGTGAGGTTGTTGACGCCGCGTGCGCCGATGCTCTGATACGGGGTGGCATACTTGGTACTGCTGGTGTCGCTGTCCTTCGGGAATGCCATCGGGATGGTGAGTTCGGCGCATTTCTCGGCGCGGTCGGTGTAGGGCTTTCGCGCGGCTTCGAGCTTGGCATAAAGCTGTCTGGCTGTGGTACGCTGCCCGCTGTCTGCCGCACTCAAAGGTTCAGTCCTGTGCTGCCACCGATGCTCTGCGACTGCGGCTGTGCCATGAGGGCACTCTTGCCGCGTCGCTTCTTCTTGACGCCGCTCTGTTCCTCATTGCTGCGCTGTGCGGAATCGGTGGCAGGTGCGGCTGCGGCGGCGGGTGTGGGAGCTGCCTGTACGACTGTCGTACCGCCTCCTCCACCTCCAAAGATGCTACGGAATACGCGTTTTACTGCTCCCATTTAGTTTCCTCCTGTTTTGTAAATGGATTCGGTCGGGACGAGAAGGCTCTCGATGCCCCGCCGCTTTTTGTTGTCTGTGCCCCCCATAACAGGGGCTTCGGGTGCCACACTCTCGGTGGATGCGACAAGATCACGCCCTGTGATTGTAGGCTGCTGCACGCTTGCCTGTGGGATGGAGGGGTTGAAGATCGTCTTGATGAATCTACCTACGAATCCCATCACGTTCCTCCTGCATGGTGCAAATGCCTTCGAGTTCCTCGATGATGAGGTTGATACCTTCGAGTGCACCGAGGGAGCGGTCTGCGGTAGCATCTTCATCCTCGATTGCCCGCAGGAGGTTCGGCAAGCTGAACCGCTCCCTGAGATAGGCACAGAGTTCTTTGGAGACATACGGGATGTCTCTGTCCATATTGTCTTTCATGTTGTGATCTCCTTTACATAAGTACTGCACTCCTGTCGGAAGCCGCATTTCTTGTAGCCATTGCCGATCAGGTTGTTGTCCACTTGAAACATATTTCCTGCAACGATGAGGGATGCATCATATTCCTTTGCAAGGCGTTCGAGTTCGGTGGCGGCGTGTCGCTGGAAGCCGTGGGTGCCCTCTGTGGCAAGGACAAAGACTTCGCTGCACACGCGATGAGGTGTCCACCAAACGTAGCCAATATCAAAGGCGAGGATGCCGCAGAATCTGTCTCCCTCGTAGAATTTGACGACCTGCCCGCGCGCACTCATGTGGAGGAGACGCTGCATGGCATACGCAGGATCGCCGTAGGTCTGCATGAGCCATGCGATGTCCCGCTTCTGCCATGCCCGCAATGTGCGATATAGGATGTCCTGTTCTACTTCGGTGAGAGGGCTGCGGGTGGTGTCCATAAACGTACCTCCTTTCGCTTGAAGTCATAATCGCTTGCACGCAGGATGCGGGCGACGCGTGCCTGTGTGAGGGCATCCTGCTCGGTGAGGTGTTGTTTCTCAAAAGCGCGGACGACGGCTGCCCATGAGCAGTCCTCATCCAAAATACGGGCGGCATTGACTGCGCCGATTTTGGGACAGCCGCTATAGCCGTCGGTGGGGTCGCCTGTGAGTGTCTGCATGAGGAAGTTGCGGTCGGCGTCCTCCTCACTGAGCTCGGCGTAGATGTCGCGCAGAAAGTCATACTGTCTGCCGGGGAGGGTTTTCATATCTTTGTCGCCTGAGATGATGAGGCAGTTGTCCCGATTCTTCTCCATGGTGGCGAGGATGCCGATGCAGTCGTCGGCTTCGAGGGAAGGACGGATGTATACGTCTCCCTCCTGCTTCATCCAATCGCAGAGTTTCCAATAGCAGAGAGGCTTCTGTCCCTTACGGTGTGCCTTGTAGGTAGGCAGAACGCGGCGACGGAAGTTGTCATTCGGGTCAGACAAACAGAGGAGGATGTCATAGTCTCCTGTGTAGTGATGGTGGGCAAGGGCTGTCTCAATGGCATTGTTAAGGCGACTGATGAAATGCGCCTTTACCTCCTCGAAGTCGGCAAAGTAGCTGCTGATGCCACTCTCCCACTCTGCCTCATGGGTGGCACTGCTACACGCGATGAAGGCGACCATATCTGCGTCGATGAGAAGTTTCAGCCGCATAAGAGCACCACCAATGCGCCGCAGAGGAAGTAGCCGAGGACGAAAAGGGTGCCGTCATTTGGTCGGATGGGCATGGGCGTCCTCCTTCTTATCATCAACGAACTGAATCGTGCCATACATGGGTATTTCGGCGAGAAGTACCTCACATGCCTCACAATGTACTTTGTACGCATCCGTTGTGGGCTCTTTTGTCATGATGAGAGAAGTACCCCCACATCCTGTGCAATGCATGACCATTGTTGCTTTCATTCTGCATGTTCCTTTCTGATATACAGTCCGCAGCGGCATGCTTTCATTTCGCGCATGTAGCGACACGGGCATATGGTTGCCTCGGTATGATTCGGAAGGCACGGGCAGTAGGGTGCGCCGAATTTCACTTCATTCATACCGAGCTTTTCGAGGGTTGAAATGACATGGTATGTCTTGGGGTTGACCTGCATACCATACTGGGCAGCGTTCTTCTCAGGCTCATAGGTGCTGTTATAGTTGGGTGTATCCATCCTAAAATGCGCAGCTCCTTTCTTTGCAAGTGTCACAGGGTTTATGGACGCGGACAAAGACCTCGGGGCAGAGGACACACAGGCGGCTGTGGATGCACTCTGCAAGTTCCCGATGTTCCCGTGTCGCCCGTTTGCACAGGCGTTTGGGCAGATATTCGTACCATGCACGGAAGTTGCCTGTGACGACAAGGCGGTACTTTATCCCCTTGGGCAGCATGTAGGCGAGTTCTTCCTTGCGGTAACCTTCGTCGGCGAGGGTGTGATAGAGGCGCAGGGTTTCTTTGTTCTGGCGGTCTGCCATGAGGATGCCTGTCTCATGAAGGTCAGACAAAAGTGTCCCCCTGCTGCTCTGGACGGTAAACGACAAATGTCTGTGTCGTGTGAGCTGCAAGAGGACGGTGAGACTGCACTCTACGGAGAAGCTGGCGTAGGCGTGCTCAAGGACGCTGAGATGCCCCGCCTCGATGATGTGTTTGATGGTGGCATCGGTGGCTTCCTTTTGGTAGCACTGCGATGCGGCGGTCTTGAGGAGGGTCATAGGGTTAGGGGTGTGGGAGATGAGGTGGACGTTAGGCATAGCGTCTGCCCTCCTTACGCTGGGGCTGCTTCTGCTTGAGGTCTACGCTGCATCCGCACGCGCAGGTGACGCTCCGCACGGCTGTGCCGTAGAGACGCAGGAGGGTCTTGCCGCACTGAGGACATTTAAGGTCTTTCTTAATCATGTGCATGTTCCTTTCATTTGAGCGTTCCACCCCATTGCTCTGCCATCGCCTTTGCAATACCAGGGAAGGTCTTACTCCGCTCAAGTGCTGAGTGTTTAGTCCCGATGCGTTTGCGTCTATTCCCTTTAGAATCCAGTACACCTGCACATACGAAAGGGACTGCTTCACTCTCAAGGTTATGCGTAGGCACAAGGGGCGGTAGATTCTTGAGCCAGAGATAAGTCAATTTTGTATATGCGTCTCCAAACTGCCACGGTTGAATACGCTGACTTTCTGGTGGAAGGGCTGCAATGCGTAGTGGTCGTGGATTCTCTATCGCAATACGAGGACAATTAGCTTGAAGAATTGTCAAGAAGAACGCTCTAGCTTCCCGTGCTTTCTGCAAGCGTTGTGGGTCTACGACGCCTTTCGTTGGATACATTCGGCAAGCACTCGCCCCCGTAAGATAGGTACAAGGAGGGAATGCGATTATCATATCCCACTTCTCCTCCAATAAAGGAAGGACATCCTGCTGCAAGTGCCACTCAGGATGTCCCCCAGAACAAGGTTCTATATCACAAGAATATGCTTCATGTCCAAGTTTCCGCAATTCAATGGTAACGCGCTGCGATTCTTCACAGGCTACGAGTATCTTAATAATAATCCCTCCTAGTGGCAGTCTGCCCAGTTCTTTCCAATCTTTCCTTCGGTGTCAAGTTGCATCCGAAAGCCGAAAAACTCTTGTGTCTCACGCATGGCGGCTTGTGCCGTGTCTAAGACAAGCTGTGCGATCTCGGGGGTACGGCACGCCCACTGCCCTTCATCGTGGATCCACGCCATAAGGGCGAAGTCACCGTCCCATCCGTGCTTTAGTCCCTGCTCAATGAGGTGTTGCTCGGTTAGGACAATCCACTTTTTGCAGATGAGTGCTCCTGCGGATTGAAGGAGCAGGTTCAGCGCACTGTGCGGGCTGCGGACGTGAAGCAGTCTACCGTCAAGTCCCCGCAGGTAGTGCCGCTTCCAACGCACGATGCGCCCACGGTCGGTTTCGACAAGGGTGTTCTGCACGGCGTCGCGGAGGCTCTTGATGGCGGGGGTCGCCTTGAGGAATTTGCGCTTGATTGCTTTTCCGTCGGCAGCATCTCCTTTGATGATGCGTCCGATCTTGGCGTCTCCTGCACCATACAAAAATGCGTATATGCTTTTACATTCCACAGAGGTCGTTAATCTCTGCGCGTTCTCTTATGAACTGCTCTATGTCACCATAGAGAGTAGACTATCTCATAGCACCGAAGTACTCTCACTGCTTCCCGTCACTTGACGGTACTCCCTTTCGGGATAGTCGTTACACGTTCAAGGTAAGACAAACAGTTCATCAGGTTCTCTCTGGAATCTTGAAGAAGTCCTAATGCTCTGTTGCAGTTATGACAGAGAAGTCCACGGACAGCACCAGTCTTATGGTCGTGGTCTACAACGAGTGCCCCAGAATGTGTATCACACATAGCAAAATTTTCTCGATGGCAAATAGCGCAAGTGAAACCTTGTGTTTCTGCTATGTCAAGATATTGCTCTATAGTAAGGCTGTAATTACGCTTTAAGTAGTTATCTACGATCGCATAATCCTTACATCTGTCAGAGCAATATAATTCTGAGGGGGCTTTTGGTGTAAATTCCGTCCCACAATGTCTGCATTTCTTTGCATGAAAAAAGCCCTGCGGGTATTTCGAGGGCTTTGCTGTCTGTTTATTTTTACGGGGATTCCCTTTTGTAACACCACTTTGAAGGAGCAGCGTAGCGTATTCTTCTCTTGTCATATCCTTTCATTACCTCGCTTCGCACGGTATTGTCTCTACATGAAGAGAGGTTCACCGTTTTCAATGAGTTTATAGACCTCCATATTGTTAAAGGTCTTTGCCTGATTCCTCTCAGGCAGTCCCGCCGCCTGTTGGTTCATAGTGTGGATGTCTCCGTTGAGAATGGTATGGGCGTACTGCCCGCCGTCGTAAGGAGACATATAGTGTGCAAGGCATCTGAGTTCCAATCCGCACGCATCGACACCTACCTGTGTCCATCCCCCTGCATGAAAGAGTGCCCTGCATTCCCGCCCATAAGGGCTGCCGACGGCGGGGACTTGGGCGATGTTGGGGCTGGCATGGGCGGCTCTGCCACTGACGGTGCCGTTGGTGATGACGTGTCCGTGGATGCGCCCATCCTCCCCTACCATGTCAAGCCACGCGTTCTTGCCGTCGGCGAGCTGTCCGAGGCGTTTGCCGATGAGAAGGCTCTCCTCCATGATGGTGGCGAGACTCCGGACGCCCTCGGGGGCTGTGTCATCATCCTTGATGAAGCGGAAGGTCTCGTCGTCGATCTTGAGGCGGTACTGCATGAAGTCATCACAATCCTCGGGGGTGTCGTAGAGGTCTGGATTGTCTGGGTGGTACTGGTGCATCTGCCGAAAGACGTACTCGATCTGCTTGCGGCTGTTCGGGTTGAAGTCTTTGTACCGCTGGATGGGTACGCCTTTGACGTAGCCAAGACGCTTGTTGTCCCGCTTCGGGATGAATACTTTGTCAGGGATGGGCGGTACGGCTGCGGTGAGCTGTGCGGAAAGGACTGCGCTGCGCTCTCTAAGTGTGCGCTCCAATCGCTCTGCGCCCTCTCTGTCAAAGGGGAAGCCGTTGCGCTCCTGCTGCGCCATGAGCCATGCGACGTCATGCTCTAAGCGGATGGCACGTTCGCTGTAGGCTGCCCGCATAAGACGCTCCATGAGTTTCGTTGTGACAGCAACGTCCTGGATGCAGTAGTTGAGCATCTCCAGGGTGTATGTCTCCCATGCGTTCTCCTGCGCTCCATAGTCGCCTTTGTATTCCCCGAGGCGATAGCCCCATGCCCGAAGGCTGTGGGATTTGTAGAGTTTCGAGGGGAGCTGTCCGCTGCGCATAAGCCCGAGGTCTGTTGTCTCTAAGTTGGAATAGATGAGACGACTGAGGATGAGAGTGTCCAAGACCTGTTCGCGCTGGGCGCGGGAGACAATAAAGTCGGGGTAGAGTTTACTGAGCGCAGGGATGTCAAAGGCGATGATGTTGTGTCCTGCGATCTGCTCTCCTCTCTCTAAAGCGTCCATGAGGTGCTGCACGCCCTCCTCCGCATGACTGGGGGCGTAGCCCTCAACCGCTCCTGTCTCCGTGTCGTGGACTGCCATGCAGTGAAGCTGGGTTGTGTCCTCCAAGAGACCATTTGTCTCGATGTCGAAGATGAGCATACGCGCTCACGCTTTCACGCCGCAGTACCGATTGACAAAATAGACCTGTCCCTTGCCTGTGACGGTGGGGGTGGTCTGGACGATGGTCTCTCCATTCGGGGTGGAGATACTGCGTTTCTTAATGACAAACAAGCCCATGTTCATGCTGCGCTGGGTGGGTGTGTTGTGGTCTGCGCCCTCGCTGCGGATGAGGTAGCCGTCGCGGCGCAGTGTTTCAAAGAGGCGCTTCTCCCCCGTGTCGTAGCCGTTCTGCTTCAAGACTTTTGCAAGCTCGCGGATGAGGATGCATCCCTTGCTCCCCTCTACGGATTCGGCAAATCTCACCTTGGGGGCGTCAAGGGCGATCTGCTCGGTGGCGCGTGTGAGCTGTGCGCGTGCGTCGGCAAGCATTCGGTTGGAGTAGACGAGGGCACGGGCGACGACTTTCTCGGGGGTGTTCCAGTCTTCCTCAAGCTGAATGAAGTAGCGGCGTACCTCTTTCCCCTTGTCGGTGCGCTGAAGCATGGCGATTTCTTTTGCCATGGAGAGGGTCATGAGGTGGTCGGTGGAGGGGCGTCCTCCCACTTCGGAGGTTTTGCTCACTTTTGAGTAAAAGTCCTTTCCCTCGGAAAATCCGTATTCGCACATACGGGGAATCCAGTCGTTGTAACGAGTCTTTACATCCAGTACCATATGGAGCTGGCGTCCGCTGATGCGGATGTCTCCGCTCGCCTCGTCGGTGATGGGGGTGATGAGCATGTTTGTCATGATTCATTTTCCTTTCTTAGCTGTAGTAACGTCTGGCGGCTTCTTTTTGCCGCGCGTCTGAAAAGCTGCTGATGCGGCGCAGGTAGCCGATGATGCGTGTGCCGTAGTCAAGGTCTTTGCTGCCGCACGCCTTGCATTCTTTACGTGTCTCGGGGTCGATGCTGCCGCAGGTATTGCAGATGGTGCACAGGACGTTGGTCGTCCAGTAGGGCACGCCGTTCTTTCTGCACAGCTCAAAGATTTTCTTCGCCTGTGTAAAGGTGAGGAGCTGCTCAAGGTTGAGGTGAAGCGCACTGCCGCCGTCGAGGTGCTCGGTGATGTCCTTGCCATACATCTCGATTTTGTCAAGGATGGTAAGGTTGTCGTCCTCAACGCGGTAGAAGTAGGAGTTGTAGCAGTCACGCTGTGCGGGGTAGCCCGCTTCCCTATCCCACTTGGCGTTTTTGACGCCGAGGTTTTCCGCAGGGACAAATTCGGTGTTGAAGCGATAGCCGTACTTCTGCAACGCTTCTTTGTTCTTTGCCTTAAATACGGCGAGCAGTTCGGCAAGGGCTTTCTTGTAGCCATCATTGTTGTCGATGGTGTAGCCGCAATGCTCTGCTGCCTCGACGACGCCGTTCAGTCCGATGGTGAGGAACTGTTTGTCAATGTCCATGTAGCCCGCTGTGTAGGCGGGGAGCAGTCCTGCGGCGATGTAGTCCTCGTAGACCATGCGATGTGCGATGAGGTACTGATGGACACGCTCGATGACGCTCTCAAGGTCACCTGTCTGTGCATCACGCATGAAGCGGTGCATATTGATGGTGATAACCTGTGCACTGCCTGTGACGACGCCGCCCGCACCGAGGGTGTAGCTGAAGGTGTTGTCGGCAAGCTCGTTGCGGAGGCGGCAGCAGGACGCAAGGCTGTCGACGCTGTCCGACATATAGACAAAGAAGCTGTGTCCTTTCTCCATCTGTCCTGCACAGTACCGCATGAATTCTGCGTCGGCAAAGCCGTCTGCTTTTGTGAGAAGGCTGGCGGTGAGGACGGGGAAGGTCAAGAGTTCCTTTTGCCGCTCCCTCCGAAACCACTCCATGAAGAAGATTTGCAACTCACGGGTGGACTGCATATCGACCTGTGTACCGTCGGGGTAGTAGAAGCCGCCGAACATTTCCTTCATGTAGGGGCGGTCAAGGACGCTGATATTCCAGAACACGGATTGATCGCCCCGTGCGCTGGCGGGCTGGTTGAGGGCATAGACGACGCCCTGCAATTCCTGCTCGATCTCTCGACTGTGTGTCTTGAGGTAATCTCTGCCGTAGGTCTTGCGGGCAAAGTAGTCGAACATATGCAGGAACTCAACGGTGGCGACTGCGCCCGCGAAGTTGCTGGCGATCTGGTAGATGAGGTTGACGAAGCCGCCGCAGAAGCTCTGTAGGTTCTTCGGTGCGCCCGAGACGCCGCCGATGCTCTTTGTCCCCTCCAAGAGGAAGGGATAGAGGCTGATGGAGGCGCAGTAGGGCTTGAGACTGGTCTCATCATGGATGTAGATGAGGTGGTTTTTGAGGTCGTTGATGTAGCTGTTTGCCACAGCATCACCGAAGCGTTCGCGCAGTTTCGCGCATACCATGCGGCGGTTGAGTTCGATGGTGTAGGGCTTATAAAGCTCTGCCTCAAGGGTGGCAAGGGTCTTGTGCGTGACGTTGGCGTTGCTGTCTACCTCGCTGCCGCTGGCAGGATTCTGTGCCTCGATGTAGCTCCGTATGAAGCCGAGGCGGTCTTTCATTTGGTCGGGGGTTAGGTACATGTGACTCCTTTCTGAAATAGGTGGGTGATGTCGTGGAAGATGGTGTCTGTCTGTATGTATGAGCCGCTGCGGTCAAAGACAAAACGGGCTTCCAATTCGTAGAAGCGTTGGTTGGTACGGGGGCTGTCCAGTCCCCCCAGTTCTTCCTGATATGAGCCTGTTTTGAGCCAATGGAGGCTGCCGCGCCGTGCGATTTCTTTGTCGCGCTCCTCATCATCCCGCCCTGAGTACAGTCCGAGGGGGAGGAGGCTGCCAAGTGTCTGGCAGATGGTGATGAGGTCGTCGTCGCTGATGCCGTTGGTGGTGCCGCCCATGAGGACGATGGCGTCTGCGCCTCTCTCTGCTGCGTGTTCTACCATACGTTCTACACCTGCAAGATCAGGGGGTGAGATGACGGTATCTGAGAGGTAGGGACTGTGGCAGTTCGGACAGTGTTTTGAGCAGTTTCCAAGCTCGATGAAGTAGGCGATGCGGTCTGGAATCTCGGTGAGGGTGATGCCCGTAGATATGACGGGTACTAGAATGGACAATCTGTGTTCTCTCCTTCCTGTGGAATTTCGAGTGTGTCAATGGGTTCCAAGCGGTTGGTCTTTTTGTTGAACCGTACTTTGTCCGCAAGCCCTGTGTCTCCTGTGAAGCGACACTTTAGGACACGCAAACGCAGCACGTTGCGCTCGTCCTCGTCCTCTGTCTGCTGGTTGCGCTCGATGGCAAGGATGGTGTCGGGGAGCTGTTTGAGGCTGCCGCTGCCTCTGAGATCGTCCATGCTGATTGTCCCGCCCTGCTCGAAGGGGCAGCTTTTGTTGTCTGTTTTCCGCAGGTGGGAGACAACAAGGATGCCCGCGCGTGTCTCCTCAATGAGGCTGCGGAGGCTTGTCATGAGGCGGTCGATGGTGCTGCGCTCATCCCGTGTGCTCTCATCCATTGCTGTGACGGCGATGGTAATATGGTCTAAGACAACAAAGTCACATCCCCCTGTCACAATCATGTAGCGTATCTTGTCCAGAAGGTTGTCGCTCTCGATGCTGCCGAAGTGGTCGTAAAGGAGGATGCCGCCGTCCGCGAATACCTCGCCATAGTGCTGTCGCACTTCTTCTTTGACTTTTTCGCTCCACATGAGATGCAGGGGCTTGCGGAGGTGAATGCTCATAAGGTCGCGCAGGGTTTTCTTGGGGGCTTCCTCAAGCATAATCATGCCGACGCGCAGCCCGTGTGTCATATGCAGGTCATAGGCAAGCTCCCGCGCTGTGGTGGATTTTCCGATGCCGCTGCCCGCTGTGAGTAAGATCATCTCTCCTTTGCGGATGCCGCGTGTCATGCGGGTGAGCTGCTCTGCCCACGGGAAGTCATAGCCCTCGGTGTCTCCGTCGTCTGAGAGAAGGATGTCAAGCATATCTTTGCCGTTATGGATGCCGTCGGGTCGGTATTCCTCGGCGTTCCAGATGGCAGAGATGATGTAGTCGGGCTTGCCCGCTAAGAGACATTCGTTGGGGTCTTTGAGCGGGAGGTGGGCAATCTTGAGCCGTCCTGGCGGGAGGATGCCGCTGAGTTTGCGGACGGCTTTCTGTCCTGCTTCGTCTTCGTCGAACATGACGATGACTTCCCCGAAGCCAAGAAGCCAATCTAGGTTCTCACGGAAGATTTTGTCTGCGCTCTGACATCCGAATGGGACGGAGACAACAGGGTATTTGTTGTCCTGCACCTGTGATACGGTGAGGCAGTCGATCTCTCCCTCGGTGATGCAGAGCTTACGCCCGCTGTGGTAGAGATGCTGTCCGTAGAAGCGGTGCTGCTTTTTCCCTAAGACACAAAAGTTTTTGTCTTTGTCGCGTGTCTTCTGGAAGATGGCGCGTCCCTCGTCGTCGTAGTAGGTGGCGACCTGCAAGGGGTTTCCATCATTGTCTCTGGTGCATGTGTAATGGTATTTGCGGCAGGTGTCTTCGCGGATGCCGCGTGCCCGTAGTGCACGGTACTCCATGTCCCCGATGGGGATGAGGTGTTTACTCACTGCATTCGTCCTTTCTCTTGTTGTACTCGGCGTCCATTTCGCACAGACAAAGCAGTAGCTATGGTCGCTGTACTCTGTCATTCCGTCGCTGCTGCCGCAGTCGGGGCATGGGAGATGGGCGCGGATGATGTCGCTCATACTGCCTCCTAGTAAATAGGCGTAAGGTTGTGTTCCCGTGCGATGGTGTCGATGGCGGCGCGTTGGAGGGCTGTGGGATGTCCATCAGGTACGCCCATGAGGAGGATGCAGATTTTGTCCTGCCATCCCTCGATGGATGGGTCGGCGTGCTGGGTAATGGGTAGTCCTGCCTCTGCGCTGCCGTCGGGGTGGATGATGTAGTGGAAGCCGATGCTGAACCATCCTGCACGCATGACAAGTTTCTCGTACTCTGCGGCGGGGGCGTCTCCCATGTTGTAGGTGAGATGGAGTCCTGTGGTTGCATCACGCTCCTTGAAGGTGAGGTTCTGTGGGTTCATGTTTAGCTCTCTTTCTTTTTGGGCTTCTCCTTCAAGCCCTGTGTGTCTTTCTTCGGTTCACGGAACCATGCGGCGGGGATGAGTTTCGCTGCATAGAGGAATCCGTGCTGTTTGCACCAGTCTGCATAGGTGGTCTTGCTGCCTTTGTATATTTTGTGGGAGGGGCTGCTGAATACGAACCGTATGTCAAGGTGCGGATATTGCTGTTTGATGAGGATGTGCTTCTGGCGGTCGGCGGTGTCAAAGATGCCCTTTGCCTCGATGATGATGCCGTTCCGTAGGATGAAGTCGGGGGTGTAGGTGTGGGTGCTCGCGGGGACGGTGTAGGAAAGCGTGTGCTGCTCATAGACCTCTGCGTCTTCGATGATTTTGATCTGGCGTGCAATGCTGTCCTCTAGTCCCGAGCGATGTCCCCTGCTCGGCGTATAGCTGTATTTGCCCCCTCTGAGGTGTCTCAGAAGTCCTCCTCCTCGGAGGCAGGTGCGGCGTCAAACGGCGTAGGAGCAATGTGCGTGTAGCCCTCACATGCCTCAAAGCCAAGAGAGGATGCCGAGGCACTGCCCGTTTCCTTGAGCTCGATGATCTGTACGCCTGTGAGACGGAGCGACACGCCGTAGTTCTTGTCGTTCATGTAGTAGGGCATGAGTTCGTAGGCGATGCGCCCGCGTGTATCGCTGCCGATGCTGGTAAGCTCTGCGCTGATCTCTTTGCCTGAGGCGTCGAAGATGGGGACACGGCGTTCCCATGCGCCGTTCTTGGTCTGGATGACGCGCTGCATTTTGAATTTGAAATAGTCTTCGCCCTTGTACGAGGTGACGCCGTTCGCGTAGTCGTACTTGTACTTGTGCTTCTTGCCCTCTTCGCTCTCAACGAATTTCTGCCATTCTTCGTCGATGGCGATGCTGAGGGCGCGACGGTCGGCATCGGTTTCGGGGAGGAAGGAGACGGCGAACTTGCCTGTGTCCTTGCCCTCGAATTTCTCGGTCTCGGTGAGGTGCGGGAACATGAATGTCCCGACGGCGGTTGTGCCTTTGCGGTAGGTTGACTTTGCCATGATGTGTTTTCCTTTCTGTGTGTGCGGGTGGATGGGCGGTTTTCCCCTTCTTCTTGTGTGCCACCTGCGGAAAGCCTTGCGGCTGTAAGGCTACGGGGTTTTTGAAAAAATAAGTTATCCACAGTTTCCACAAGTGTAGAACAAATATTAAATTTTCAGTTCTTCGCCCTGTGCGGTCTGGTGAAGCCACAAGGCATACTGCAAGATTTTCGCGGTTTCTTTGATGTCCTTGTCTTTCTTACCAAGACGGCTGGCGTATTTGATGATGTTGCCCCGTAGGAAGCCCATGAATGCCTCCTTGCTCATCTGTGCCCGCATGAGTTGGATGGGTTGAACTGCTCCCTGATAATGCTCGTCATACGCTGCCATTGATTGTCCCTCCTGTACTGCCCGACGGTGCTGCGCCGCGCTCGGTCATGGTGAGGATGTCAACCTCATGGAAGGTGACGTCGATGTTCTTCTCAATCATGATTTGGGCAATACGCGAGCCAACGGGGACGCGGATGGATTCGCTGCCGATGTTCTCAACGATGAGGTTCAGCTCGCCGCGATAGTCGCTGTCGATGATGCCCACCTGATTCGCAAGGCGCAGCTTGGTAGTGAGCCCTGTGCTGCTGCGCAGGAATACCTTCATGTGGTAACCCTCGGGTATCTCGAAGGCAAGTCCTGTGTGGATGAGGTGTGCCCGCTCTCCTGCGCTGTGAGGCGGGATGTCTACTGTCTCAGATGTGTAGACATCAAAACAGGCTGCGCCGTCGGTCTTGCGCTCGGGCAGTCGGACGCCCGCATGGAAGCGGTTGACTTTGACGGTGATGGGTTGGGTCTGGTTGGTTGACATGGGTGCTGTCTCCTTTCGTGGATAAGACAAAAATGGGGGTGTTTTCCCCTTCTTCTTGTGTGCCACCTGCGGAAAGCCTTGCGGCTGTAAGGCTACGGGGTTCGGGCATGAACGCCCGAAAAAGACAAACAAAAAAAAGCCCTATCGGAGGGCTTTTCTGAAAAGACATACAAGATATATATATATATATAATACTTATATCTTTTCTTTCTAGGAGTGTAGTAGTGTAGTGTCTATAGGTAACTGTGTAGATGCTTAGAGTTACTTGAAGATGTTTTTATCTTCTTCTTGTGTGCCACCTTGGAGAAAAATTAAAAAGAGCATGGAGGTGGTTGTCTCCATGCTCTTTTTCTATTGTTTTTCTGTACTAAGCGAAACAATAGTTTGACTTCTTGACTTCTTCAAGGTCTAGTTTCCCAAAACTCGGAAGATTAGGAATATTGTCCATGTCTTCATCTGCGATGAGATACGAGACTTGATGTAGGAAGGTTTCAAGGTGGTTTTGGTCTTTGTAAAGGTTGACAAACTCCTCTCTGATGGTCTTGAAAAGCTGTCCTGCGTGGGCTGCGTCGGTGCCGAAGCTGTCATGTATCATCATGAAGTTGCGATTGCCTTTTGCAAATTCGCTATTGACAACGCGCTGTAAATGTGCTGCGTCCATGCTGTGTATGAAGTTCGGCGCGATGCCCTGCGCCTGTTTCCGTATATCTACTTGCCCCTCCTGTTCTGTCTGTGTGTAGAAGCGGACGCGGGCTTTGTTGAAGCGTAGATGTACGACTTCCTGCATCATCACCATGTAGTTCTGCTGGACGGGAAGCCCGTTCGGTGTCGTCCATGTGACGACGTGGTTGTCTTTGCAGATGAGTTCGGCGACTTTCTGTAGCCATGCCATGCCCTCTACGGCTTTGACAACAGTCTGCCCAACTGCATCCCAGATGAGCTTTGCCATGTAGCCCGCTGCTTGGTTGGGGCTGATAAATGGGTTGTCATCGGGATGGTCTAAGACAAAGGGGTTGATGATATCACTCAGCAAGTTCTCACGGAAGCCATATTGCTTGCTGCCATAAGCGAGCGTCATAACGCTGCGCTTGCATACTTTGCGGGTGATGCCGTCTTGGGAATACTTTAGTCTGTTAAAGCATATCCAGTTCTGCGCAAGGGTTTTTGTCCCGTACTCTACGCGCGGCTTGCCCTCTGCATCTGTGACGATCTCTCCGTCCTTGTTTGTCTTCCATCCGTCCTCTGTGCCGCTCTTTGCATCCTGCAAGAGTGTGACGTTGACCTTGTCGGCGACGATGTTGTAGATGTCCTGCACGCTGTCACTTGGCAGGAGGTTGACGGCTGCGCCTCCGATCTCGTCCCGCAGCAAGCCCGAAAAATGCTGCAAGCCAGAGCAAGTGCCGTCGAAAGCGACGGGAAGGGATGACACAAAGCCGACGGCTGTGCCGTGTTGTGCCTTGTAGGATAGGAGCTTGCACCATTCAAGACAAAACGCGAGGAATTCCATAGGGTAGTCGTTCTTGGCAACGTCCGACCACCATGTAAAGCTGAGCGGGTCTGCTGCGGATGCGAGGATGTTGTCTTTGTTGTCCTCTATCCACTTGACGCGCTCATCGAAGGGGAGCTTGTCGCGTCCTGCGAGGTTCGCGCCGTGGATGGCAAGCCATTTTGTGTCTTCCTCTGCTGCGAGCGGCGACGGGTCTGCAAACAGAAGAAGTGCTTTTTGGATGTCGTCGCCTTGCGGGCTGATTGCTGTCGGGATGGGATAACAACGCCCCCTATAGTCGATGTTCCACGGAAAATAGATTTTCTCGTATTCCGCGAATCGCTCTGCGGTTTTTAGTGCAATGTGACAGCGCAAGGCTTTTGTCTTGCGTGCTTCTTCCTGCTTATAAATTGCAGTCATTTTCCGCTTGTGCTCTTTCAGCTCCTCCTCTGGGGTGTCGTCGGGTAGCTTGGGAAGCTGCGGGATTGGTTCGGTGCGCGGTACGCCGCCCAGCTCCCCGCCGCTTGCGTAGATGCTCTTGAGCACTTTCAATATGTCCCGATTGATGACAAAAGGTGTCTGCTGCATAGTGTTGAGGACGCTGTAGATGTGGTTGAGATTGACGGCGTTGAGCTTGTTGACGTAGGCGTTGATCGACGGGTTCTTTGCCGCGCCCTCCATGCGGATGAGCTTAACGCCTAGGGTTGACGCTCCGTAGTAACCACCGCTTTGCGGGGTTGTCCATGGTTTCGGCGGGATGATGGTCGGGATGTATTTGATGGCGTTCGCAATGGTTTTATCTTCGTTCGCAAACCATGCTTTTTCAAACCATTCCGACATGATGAGACATTTTATTTTTTTGTTGTCTAGGTGCTTGTCTACGATTTTGTAGTAGGCACTACCCGCAACGAGCATTTCAAGGATTTTTGCGCCTAGTGCAAGCTCTGCTTGCTTGTCCCATTTAAGCCCCGTAAATCCCTGTTTGTGCATACGATTGACTGCATAGACAATCCGATAAGAATTGCGGACGCGCTGTGCGATGCCTTTGTCCATCGAGTGCTGCAATTTCTTTTTGTCTAGGTCTTTTGTCTCCTGCGACCACTGGAAGAATCGTTCGACGCTTGCCTCCCGCATGACGCTGCGTCCGATGCAGATTGCGACGTTGGAAAGTGTCTGCTGCTGCGTCTTGTGTGCAAGGAGGACGCAGTCGATAGCGGTGCTATGCCCAATAAGGATAAGCATGTCTTCAAGTTCTGTTACGCGTCCCCCATAGATAGACACTAGCTCTTTCATGGGTTCTACCCAGTTTCCTTGTGTGGTCTTTTTGGGGTTTTGTGCGTTTTTGATGAGTGCGCTGATGTTGGTGCGGCTGGTCTCCCATGCGTGTTCCATAAGACGCCCTGCAAGTTTGCTACTACCAGCTTCTCCGTTACGTCGCACTGTTTCAAGGATGATTTTCATGCGCTCCTCTGCGTTGCGTTTTGCCTCATCCTCCAAAAGGAGCTGCGCGTCGTAGAGGTCGCCGTATTGGGTTTTATAGCGTTCGTATTCGGTCATTTTGTGTACCTCCTTGTTTTGTCTTCTTCTTGTGTGCCACCTAGAAATTAGAGCTATTGTTCTAATTTAGGCATAAAAAATAGAAACCTGTGTTATCACCTCCTTTCTCTAGGACAAATAGACTACTTCTCAAATTGTTTGGCTGCTTCGTTATTCAGAAAGTGCCTCTTCCCATTCGCGGCGAATGAGGGCGATTGTCTCCGCGTCATATGTGATAGCGTCGATCTCCTCCTCCTCCCGTCCACGCCGCAGGTAGTCACTCTTATAGACAAGCGACTCTGCCAGAAAGAGGACGACTTGTAACATGAATACCTCGGGGTTGCCGAACGGGTTCGGCGTTATGCCCCAGTCCACTACTATGTCCTCTACCACATCCGCGAGGTCGTGGAAGTGGGTGGTGATCCACTGCTCCGCCTTGTAGGTGCTGTAGGTCATGGTGCCGTCGATATTTTCGCCCTCAAACAATGTGAAGGCAAGGTCTGAAACGTATCCGTCGCGTCCCTCCATACCTTCCAGCGCGTCAATCATGCGTTCGAGCACGTCGCGTTCCAGATCGTTCAAGGTTTCATGATGCATTCTCCTTTTAGAAAATATATTCTCAAAACTTCTGTTCTACAAACCCTATCACATTTTGCGATGCACTGCAAACTGCGCATCATCGTGATAGGTACTGTTTGGCGTGCGTGGAGGAGACACAAGGTTTATTATTTACGTCTCCTCCACTTTTTTTATGACTAGAGCCACACGCCGCAACCTTCTGCACGCGCGATCTCGTCAAGGTGGACGCGGTGCCCGCGCGTTGTGAAGTACGGGCGTCCCGCAGCGGTCATGTTGATCTTTGCCGTCGTCATGCGGCTATCAGGCTTCCCATCATAGAACCACATGAAGCGGATTTTATAGGCGTGTTCGTCGATCTCGTAGACCTTCAGCCCGTGGAAGGCACTTTCGGCGTATGTCCCGATGTGTCCCATTTCAAGATATTCTCTGGCGTACTTCATTTTTAGTACCTCCTCCTAAATGTGTGCCTATATCTTTCGGGCTGTAGAGCGAGAGACGCTTGCCTCTGCTCTCTTTGCCCGCTTGTTGTCTGTCTTACTCGTCGCCGTCGTGCTCATGGTACAAGTCCATGATATCGGCGAGTTCGAACCAGATAAAATCGTTGACCTGCACGTCTTCAGGCGGTGCGCCGGTGCTATCCTGCACCATGTTGCAGTATTCCGCGATGTACTCCATCGCTTCATCAACGCGCCCCTCTTCCTGCACGCGCTTCAGTACGTCCCGCGCCCCGCTCCATGAGTTTTCAAGGAGCTGCCAAAAGCCGTGATAATTTGTGGTGACCGTAATGCTAATCATTTTTAGTACCTCCTACTAGTTTATCTATCAGAGGAGACACAAGGTTTGCGCCTCCTCCTTGCTGCCATTTCTCAACCGCCTAGCTCGTTGATCTCCTTGACAAGGCGGTTGATTGCTTTCTCCTGCTCTCTGGTCTTGCAGAGAAGGAAGTCATAGTTATCGGTACGCTCCTTGAGCACCTGATATTTGGAAAACCATTCGTCCCGCTCTGCTTCCAGTTCCGCAATGTGGGCTTTCAGTTCATCCACGAGCCGCGCCGCCTGTACGAGTTTCAAGGCGTGATCTACGGCGGCGTTTGCAGCCTTGTTGAGGTGCGCGTATTCGGCGCGTGTGATCGTGAGTGTGTCTTTCTTCATGGTGCATTCTCCTTTTCTGTGTACCCTTGTGTACCCACAATGTTGTAAAATTTTTTGGGAACCCTTGTGTTCCCGCTTACTATGGGCACATCATATCATGTTTGTGTACCCATGTCAACCCTTTTTCAAAAAAGTTTTGCCGATTGACAAAAAAAGCCCTCTGCGATATACTCTAGGTATAGTGTTCACAAGGGTTCACGGATTTTCAAAAAGTTTTGGAGGTGACAAAAAATGGAAAAAGAAATTCGCATTTCCATGCGGATAGACAAAGAATTAAAACAAGCGTTCTTTTCCTTGTGCGAAGAAAGAGATCAAACACCGTCTAAAGTTATCAAAAGACTAATGCAGGAGTATATAGATCGTAATAGCAACAAAAAAGACAAAAAATAAGACATAAACACACAAAAAAAAAAAGCCCTACACGCTGCAACGATCTGCATTGTGTAGGGCTTTATCTATCAGCTCTAATGTGTCAAGAAATGATAAGCCAAATATATAATGGCTAAAGGAAATAAGATTCTTATGAGAAAATCCGCTATATGTAGAAGCGTTAGGAATGCTACACCTAAAATCTGAAAGAATCCTATTGTTGCTTCTTTCATACCATGCTCTTCTACATAAATCTTTAGTTTGTTGTGAATAGTTATAGTTATAGCTAAAAGAATACCAAAATATGGTATAACAAGGCTTTTTAGAAATGGATGTGTCTGTGCGGACCATTTCCAAATATCAGGGAAAATAAGAGAGCCAATCAACATTATAACCATAAATGATAAGAAATATAATACAAGAAAAATAATCGTAGAAACAACATACAGCGAATACTTCATGATACCACCTCTTTTGTATATATTAAGTATACCACACATCCCGCCGATCTGTATAGCTCCAAAACACGCCTTTTTAGGCACTTGTTTTTGTGTCTTAATACCAGAACTACCTATTCGGTATTTTGAGCAGTCCTATGGCTATTTTCGGCGGGTTTAGGCAGTGTTGTATGGTTGTCTTTATGCGTGTACGTGGATGTGTGGATGTGTCAGCTGCATGCGACTGTAAGGAGGCCATGGTTTAATACATACTAAGTCGCTATGTTTTATATGTTTCGTGACAGATAGATCAGATATCAAAACATATCAAACCACTATGTTTTATACGCAAAACGCACTGACAATCCATTTTTAGCACCTACTACTAAATTGTCACCAAAAAACTACATATGTTCGCACAAAAAGGGACGCCGTAGCATCCCTAAAGAGACAGACAACAATTAGTTTTCGATAGACAACAAGATCGGTGCTAATCATAAGCACCTGCAAGCGGCTTGACGCTAGGAGACACAAGCGTTATAGTAATTCTACTAGGTTGCTTTCTTGCCTTAGACAGAGAGACAGCCCGCAGCAGATTCCTTCCATGTACGCGCACACGCGCACGCGCCCGGCTGCACGCCCGCCCGCACGGGGGTACGCGCCCGCGCACAAAATGTATATATGGACACGAATTTATTTTCAAATTTTCAACTCTGAGAAAGGAGGCTGCATCATGTCAGCCAAACGCCGTCCAAAAGGAGAGGGGTCAATCACAAAGCTACCTAACGGGAACCTCAAGATGACAATAACGCTCGGTGTCGGGGTAGATGGGAAGCAGAAGCGTCGATCTGTGACTGCAAAGACAAAAGCAGAGCTTATGCAAAAAGTAGCCGAACTAAAGATAGCATCGGGCAAAGCTCCACGGCAAGAAATGTACTTCAAGCAACTATTCGAGCATTATCTTGCATGGCAGGATGAGCGTGTTACGGAGGGGACAAAGCTCATCTATAGGACAGCCACGCCTCTGGTATTTGAGCCTTTCTATGACTATCGTGTAGATAAGATCACGCCTGAGATGATTGATGTGGTACTCGATAACCTAAAGCGACAAGACGGAAAGCCGATGGCAAAAGCGACTGTTCAGAATCTACGAGGTAGACTGTCTGCTGTGTTTAACTTTGCTGTCTCCAAGGGTGTCATAGCCGTGTCTCCTATGAAGCAAACAAAGCTGCGTCCTAAACCATCAAACAGAATCAACACTTTAACGATTCCATCCGAAGACCAAATGAAGGAGCTGCTGCTCTCAGCAAAAGAGTATGACAAACACAATACAGGAGCATCTTTGCTTCTCTATCCCCTGTTCTTGCTTGCTGTCTCCACAGGGATGCGTATAGGTGAGATTCTTGACCTAGATCGTGTGAAAGACATAAACGTGGAGAAGCGCACTATCAGTATCAGTTCGCAGCTCACACGCTTCGGAAGCGATTATCCATTAAAGACACAATCATCCTATCGGGTCATATACGTTCAGCCTGATGTCTTGAGCACCGTGTTGGAGCTTGTGCCTCCTTCGGAAAAGACAACAAAGCTATGGGCAATCCATGACAGACAAGTGACAAGTATGGCGGCTGGGATGCAGGTGCATAAGTTTTTGTCTAAAAGCACTGTAGTCCCTAGGGGCTTCACCTTTCACGGGTTCAGACACTATCATGCTACATATCTATTGCTCAACGGTATCAATGTGAAGGAAGTTTCTAAGAGACTGGGACATAGTAGCATAAGCACTACACTCGAACTGTACGCCCATTGGATTCCAGAGATGGATGAATCTGCTGCAAACACCATCGGGAAAGGCTTTATTTTTTAG